ACAGGCCTGCTAGGGGCCTTGCGGCGGGTCGATTTTGCGACTGACGTTGACTCGACGAGATACCAACTCGGCGGAGTCAATTTCGTTGCTAGTGGCGAGCGGTTGGAACTGATCGCGACGGATGGTCGGCGAATGGCCTACAGTGGCCTAGATTTGCATTTAGGGAGCGAGTTAGAAGGCGGATCGGCTATTGTGCCAACCAAGGCTCTTGGGCTCGTTAAACGCTCGCTAGAGGGCTTGGAGGGATTCGTTGGCATCTCGGTCAACAAGTCGTCGATCCAGTTTCGCGGTGATAAGGTGGCGATCCAGACCAGGTTGGTCGAGGGACGCTATCCAAACTGGCAATCGGTCATCCCGACTGCAGATGGCATCGAGTTTCGATTCTTGGCAGGGCCATTCATGCAGGCAGTTCGCCAAGCATCGGTAACGGCTGAGCAAGAATCGAGGGGCGTGGTTTTTTCATTCGGCGATGGCTCTTGCAAGATCGCAGCTAGGGCGGCTGACGTTGGGCGGTCTCAAGTCTCTGTACCGCTTGAGACTCCCGAAGCGTTTGAGATTACGATGGATTTTCGGTTTGTGCTCGATTGGTTGCAGAGCCTAGACAAGACCGATCAGGTGTCGCTGTGGTGCAAGGATCCTACAAGGCCTACGTTATGGGTCAGCGGTGAGTCCAAATACGTTATTATGCCAATGGAAAGAAAATGACATGCTTGAATCCATCTGCACCATCTGCGAGCGAACATTCAACCGATCGCTTAGCTATAGGCCGACGTGCTGCTTGTCCTGCGATCCGTTAAAGCAAGCAGGGATGAGCCCAGAGGAAATCTGTTTGCAACGAGCCGACAAGACTCGATCTAAAGCAGAGCACCAACGGCTTATTCTTGTGGCTCAAAAGCATCGGTTGAATCAAGAAGAATTCGCGAAGGAGAACGGAATCGATCAACGGCGAAACAACGAGCTCCGATCATTACGGTCAGGGCTCAAAGAGCAAAAGCGAATCATTGCAGAAACCATTTCGGCGAAGCGAAGCATTAAAAAGGTATGGCGTTGCTCTCGTTGCGGCGATCTGCTTTCGGTCAAGCGTTGCTTAGCTTGCGAGTTGGAGCTTGCCCGTGGATGATTACGCGATCAACGAATGGTTCGCAGAGCGTGTTTGCATGAAAATTGCCGACGCTGGATTGGCTGACTCAGAGGCTATCCGGCAGGCGTATCACGAAACGAAATTGAAGTTCGGCGAAGTAACCGAACAGGTTAAGTCTAAATACCGAAAGGCGGTGGGTCTTGAGTGAGAATAAGTGGCAAGTCGGGCCGGTTAAACTGGCCAATGGCGAGGATGCGTTTATCGACGCGATCAACGCGGGCCAGGAGCAATATCGGTACACTGGCAGGATGATGAGTCTACGTGGCTTGATCCCTGTTGGCTGGCGTTCTGACGGTAGGTTGATGTGGGGCACAACAGACCACCCAAAGAACCTTGCCCCTCCGCCAAAGAAAACGGTGCGGGTGCAGGCATGGCTAATGGTTTGGCCAAACGGCTCGGTAGCTGTTTTCTTCAGAGAAGATGAAGCGGTTTTTACCGCTAGGAAACACGGTTTCGCACTGTTGCTAATCGATCGCGAAGTCGAGGAAGGGGAAGGGCTATGAGCCGAATTCACATTTACCAAGCAAAGATTGTCGAGATTGTTGACGGTGACACGTTCGACCTGATGATCGATCTTGGATTTAACAACTTTACAAAACAGCGGATGAGGCTTTACGGCATCGATGCACCTGAGATAAGGACGCAGGCAGGAAAGGATCTAACGTGGAATCTTTCGATGCAATACCCAGGTAGCTTGCCTGTCATCGTCCAATCCGTCGAGGCTCCCAAGAGCAAGCAGTTTCGCGACAAGTACGGGCGGTTCCTTGCGATCATTTACGATGCGTGGCCATTAAATCCAAGGGCGATTGCAAACAAACAAAAGATCCTGACGGTCGCTCCATCGTCGCTAAACGCTCGGCTCATCAATGATGGGCTGGTTAAGGAAAGGTATTGGTAAGTGACACCGGAACGGATCGTAGAGATCGAGCAACATGCTCGACGGTTCGGCTCTGCTAATTGCTGGACAGGTACTAGCGGAACATTGGCGGCGATGATTATCGAGTTGCTCAAGGTCATTCGGGATCTTGAGGCTCAAAAGGATGGTTCTTTAACGGAGGTTGATAAAGATGAATTACGATGAGTTTATTAGGTCGAAGTCGCAATGGCGTAGCCAATGCGGTATCGATCCAGGAGAGTTGCAACCGTGGCTCTATGATTTCCAAGCTTACTTGGTCGATTGGTCTTTGCGTCAAGGTCGATCAGCGATCTTTGCTGATTGCGGAATGGGTAAGACTGCGATGCAGTTGGCATGGGCTCAAAAGATTATCGAGCATCGAAACAAAGCCGCCTTGATTGTTACGCCGATTGCTGTAGGTGCTCAAACGATCCAAGAGGCGGAGCGTTTTGGTATCGAGGCAAAAAGGTCTCGGGATGGTCGGTTTGATGGTTCGCCTTGTGTTTGGGTGACGAACTACGAACAGTTGCACAAGCTAAATCCGAGCGACTTTGCGGCAGTTGTTTGCGATGAGTCGTCAGCGATCAAAGACTTCAAAAGCGAACGCAAGGATGTTGTTGTTGAGTTTCTTCGGACTGTCGAGTTTAGGTTGCTCTGCACAGCTACGGCGGCTCCTAATGACTTCTGGGAGCTTGGGACATCGAGCGAAGCTTTGGGGCTCATGGGCTTTCGCGACATGATAACCAAGTTTTTCAAGCAAGAGACATCCAAGGATCATCATGGATGGGGTCGGACGAAGTACCGTTTTCGAGGTCACGCAGAGCAGCCTTTTTGGTCTTGGGTTTGTTCTTGGGCTCGATCAATTCAGAAGCCTGAGGACATTGGGTTTGATGGATCGAGGTTTGTTCTTCCGAAGCTAAACGAGATTGAACACGTTGTTGAATCCGCAAGACTTCGCGATGGCTTTCTGCTTGCGTTGCCTGCGAGAGACATGCAAGAGGAAAGAGAAGAACGCAGGCGAACAATGCCAGAGCGTTGCGAAATGGCCGCCGAGATTGTTCACTCTCACGAAGGATCATCGGTTCTTTGGTGCGAGCTCAATCCCGAGGGCGATATGCTCGAAAAGATGGTTGCTGACTCAGTTCAAGTATCTGGCAGCATGAAAGACGAGGAAAAAGAGGAGGCGTTGATTGGATTTGCAAACGGCCAGATTAAGCGATTGATTATCAAACCAAAGATCGGAGCATGGGGGCTAAACTGGCAGCATTGCAATAATGTCACAGTATTCCCCTCGCACTCGTTCGAGCAATACTATCAGGCTGTTCGGCGATGCTATCGATTCGGTCAAAACAAAGACGTAACTGTAAACATCATCGCAAGCGAAGGAGAGCGAGGGATCATCAAGAATCTACAAAGGAAACAAGAGCAATCGCGTCGGATGTTTCGTGAGCTATGTAAGCACATGAACGACGCAATGCACATTGTAACGCAAGATTATTTTCCAGAGAAAGAGGAGATGCCATCATGGCTGTAAACGATCAAGTAATCAAAGACAACTACGCAATCTACAATGGCGACTCGGCTGAGTGGATCAAAACAATACCAGATGAGTCCATCGGGCTATCGGTATACTCACCGCCGTTCGCAACCGAAAACGGTGGATGTCTTTACAACTACTCGAGTAGTGTTCGGGATCTTTCTAACGCAAGAACCTACGCAGAGTTTTTTGAGCACTACGCTTTCATCGTCGAAAACATCGCAAGGGCCACAAAGCCCGGCAGGATCACGGCCGTACATTGCATGGACGTACCAAAGCAAGGTGCGAACATTTGCGGTTACACAGACTTCCCAGGCGATATCATTCGATTGCATGAAAAGCTAGGTTTCGACTACTTGCCAAGGATATGCATTTGGAAAGAGCCATTGGCGGTGCGTAATCGAACAATGGCTAAGGCTCTTGCACATCGTCAAATCTGCGAGGACTCAACCTTAACCAATGTTGCGGCGGCAGACTACTTAATACCGTTTCGCAAGAAAGGTGTTAATCCAGAGCCGGTAACCCATGAAACGGGGTTGCACGAATACTACGGCGAGCGAGAGATTCCATCTGAGTTGCATCGGTACAAGGGACACACTGGAAAGCAGACCGAGAATCGATACTCTCACTGGATTTGGAGAAACTACGCATCCTGCTTTTGGGACGACATTAGGCTTGATCGAGTGTTACCATACGAGGAAAGCAAAGACGAAGGTGACGAACGGCATCAGCATCCGTTGCAACTCGATGTCATACAGCGATCGGTCGAAATGTGGTCGAATCCCGGCGATGTTGTGTTAACACCATTTATGGGCGTGGGCTCTGAGGTCTATGGCGCTGTATCGCTCGGTCGTCGCGGTATTGGTTGCGAGTTAAAACCAAGTTACTACAGGCAAGCGGTAAAGAACCTTGCGAGCATTCAAACGCAAGCAAGGCAAGATCTACAGCCAACCCTATTTGATTGATCCTTCTCAGGTCGGTTCGCCTACCACAGGGTCGCTCGTTCGAGAGGGCGGGCGGCTCTTTATTGTGTCCTAAGATTGGACTGTTTTTAACTCCAAGGAAAACGAAATGACAGAAT